CAACGTTTGTGCAGCGTTTTGTGGAGGTTATTGGTGTCACGCTACACGATGTGTATGATAATTCCGAGGCGACAAACATTTTTAATGCAATTCGGACGAAGAATGATACTGTACTTGACCGGATTGCATCGATAGAAGTGTTTGAATCGAGCGAGTACCCAAAAGTGTATGATTTTACTGTACCGTCGACATTGAACTTCGGTCTTGCAAATGGATTGCAGGTGTACGACACGTCAGAGACTGGATATATTCAGAGGCGTCTTGTGAAGGCGATGGAAGACTTGATGGTTGAATTTGACGGTTCAATCAGAAACTCATCATCGGATATAGTGCAATTTATGTATGGCGACGATGGTTATGACGGTGCATTGTTAATGACACAACGTGTGTATAAAGATAATAATTCAGAACATGCATCAGCAGAAGAAATAAACGAGTTGTCCAATATTCATAGTAGTATGTCGTCAGTGAAATCACCATTACTGATTGATGTTATGTGTGAAAAGTATAAACGGAATTGTCCAACAACCTTAAAACACGCAGACGTATATAATGATGTGAAAAATATGTTGACAGAAATGAAGGTGTTTAGCGGAATCATTCGGAATCAGGTATTAACGGCTATGTCGTCGAAGCGGATAATTGACGAGTATAATATAACCCCTGAAGATTTTGCGCATATGAAAGAGAATGTTGTATATCAACATAATCGTGCCAAAGTCTGTAAAGGTGACATGACGGGTATTATAGCAGCACAATCGATGGGTGAGGTTGTGACACAATTATGTTTGAACACGTTTCACTCCGCTGGAATCAGTGCAAAGAATGTAACACTGGGTGTACCAAGATTCAAAGAGCTAATCAACGTCGCAAAAAATATCAAGTCACCAATCATGACATTACCTCTACGAGATGAGTATAACAATTTAGACAATATTGATTTCATTGCACAAACTCTTGAGTATGTCAATATTCAATCCTTAATTTCACGGAAATATATGTCATACAAACGATTGGAAATGACGGAACATTATCTTAGTCTTGGGAATGTTCCTGAATATTTTGGAACGAGTATTGTATTCCATTTCAATATGGACGCATTGAAGCGTTCTGGGAAGACACTTTTTGACATTTATATGTGTATAATCAAGAATTATGAGGATACCTTGATACCTGTATATAATCATGAGAACGACGACCCAATAATGGAAATTTTGGTATTAAACGAGGAAGACATTAATGAGCGATACATATTTATTTTAATGAATAAAATCATGTCAAAACTGACCATTGACGGGACAGAAGAAATAAAGCGAACATATGTACGAAAGGATGATACAAATGGGAAATGGTTTATTGAGACAGATGGTTTAAACATAGAGCATATATTTTCATCGCCGTACTTTGATCATGCAAACTGTACATCAAATCATGTAATGTATACATACGAGCATTTCGGAATTGAGGCTGCCAGGAATACATTATTAAAAGAGATTAAGCACGTGATCGAGTTTGATGGTGGTTATGTAAATCGAAGACATTTCTATATTTTAGCTGACACTATGACACATAAGGGAGACATCATGCCAATTACAAGACATGGAATTAATAAGGCGAACACAGGACCACTCATGAAATGTTCATTTGAGGAAACGATAGATATTTTAACAGATGCTGGCATATTTTCAGAATTTGACCATCTCAACGGTGTAACAGAGAATATCATTATGGGTCGTCTGGCACCGATTGGGACAGGTTCATCCAGTATTATTTTCAAAACTCCAAAGTTGGATATGAAAGACTTGGACTTTGATATCATAGAACCTGAAGTAGATGATGAATTTGTGCCTGCATCTGAATCTGGTTCCGAACACACAGAAACATATTATGACATAGAATCGAACGTATGCACTGAAACCTATTACGATGAAGACGCATCTACAACTTGTACCGAAACATATTTCCCAATGTAATGTAATATGAGTGAAGTGTATGTATTGTTGTCAAGTACAGCTATATCATTAGCGTGTTTTTGTACACAAAGTTTTTTACAATGGAGGAACGAGATGCATATGAAAAAAGGTATAAATACAATGAGTCGAATGAGTGATTTGCTTAGTCGATTTTATTGGCCGATATATATGAGGCTTGTACAATTCGAGATATCGGGTGATCGTGTTATACTTAAAGAAATATTAGTAATTTTACACGAAGAAATGGGTAAAGCGGCACCCAAGACGATAATAGCGGAACCAGTAGTAAGGCTGATAATGCATATTACAAACGAAAAATGTCCGTACCCGAAGGACATAATTCAGGTGTTTAGGACAAGAACATTTGAAATTCAGAAAACATATAATGACATATATTTCAATATATAACGTCATTACATAGAGGACATTTGTTTCCATTTATGAGCCAAGTGTCAATGCAATTTAAATGGAAAATGTGATGACACTTGAGTGTTTTAATTATTTCACCGCTTAAAACGGATTCTATGCATATGGGACAAGACATTTCGTTTCCTTCATATACTTCTTCTGGTAATAGAACACTAACTTTGTTTAAAGGTACATTTCTTAAAGATGTATTATTTGGTATAGCGAATGTCAGGAGCAATCTTCTGCAAATGGATGTAAATATACATGCACATGTAATAATTAGGACAAGTTGCGCGAATACGAGTGAAGTAAATAAATTATACCATGGGGGATATGTTTGTGTAAAAAGGGTCGCATTTGCATGAAGATAATGAGACATATTATGTTCTGTGAAAACGACTGGTAGGCGACAAAGCGTACTATTATAAGAATCATGAAATGTTACTACAACAAATTGAGACTTAAGTTGAATGGCTTTATTTTGAATTTCTAAAAGAGTAACAAATGGCTTTAAATTTACATATACACCTCCAATACACTCATTACATAACGTACCTGAGTATAAATTTGCATTGATACATGGGAGAGACCAATATGGTATGTGTGAAGAGATAAGTTTACCATTTACATTAAGGTCGCCAAATTGACGTGTCATTATAAGTAAATAATAAGTTTTGTATTTAAGTAATTGAAAAATTAAATTGTAAAGGGAATTAATGCACAGGGGTTACAAGATTGAAACAAAATTAGATGAATCTGATACAAATTCAGATGACGAATATTCATCCGACGAAGAAATAAAACACGGGTACACCTTCATTCGTAAAAGTCGGAAAAATCCCCCTAAAATCGAATCTGCTTTTTTGTTAACCGAGGATTATTTATCAGACTGAATCGTATTTTTTTGTGCATGCTTTTTTATGCCATCGGTCCCATGATTTATTCATATCAAGTTTATACATGCCACAGATATGCAACATCATTTCAAAGATTTTGACAAGATGTTCTTTGGTTTGGACACCATTATTATTACGCATAGTTTGTGACAGTAATTGCATGTGTTCGCTAATTTCAAACCAGCAGACAGGGGTATTATGCGAAGGAATTTTAATTGAGTTGAAATCCATGGTTAATATGATCACGCGGTAATTTTTTAAATAGCTTATTTGTTAAGCATTTTCAGCATGAGTTTATTATGCGTATCAAGTGATTTTTTTATACCAAACAAGGCTTCTGCAATATTAGTTCCATCCTCTGTGACGAAAAAATTACTTAGAATTTGTCCGATATCAAGTTGATTAAAGTCGTCTTGGTCGTCTTGATCGTCAAACTCATCCATTTCGTCATTCGAATCACTTTGTTCCGAGACATCATCAACAGTTGTTTCAGTTTTGTCATCTGCGATAACGTTGGCCATTACACTATACATTTTTTTTGAATTGAATTTTATCCGCATTTTTTTATTTTGTAATATAATGTCAGGTGTTAAAGATGCATTATCGAAAATAAATGTAAAACGCGAGGGTCAACTTATTGCGTACGATACTTTCAATTCGACAGTAATGTCAATTCAAATTGGATTTACATTGGCGACTGCATTGGCGTTTAATGAATACATTAAATCTTTATTAGCAACCTCTCTTAATAAACAAGGACCTACTGCCTATCTCAAATACGCTATATCGATAGCTATAGTATCTGGAATTGCCCTTTCACTGACCAATAGGTATGTGACTTCAAATGGCACAGAGGAAGATAATACAATACAAGGAAAATTAAAACGTCGTCTTGAAATAGCTTAAAGATAAAGTGTATTATAGACATAGAAATGGAAGTACTTGACACCTTCGTAAACATAAACTTATTGGTACAACAACAGGTGTCTTCATATAATGAATTTATAGGAAATGCCCTTCAAAATATAATTGACGAGGTCGGCTATGTATCCAACGATACACATGAAATATACTTTGGAAAATCGTATATTTCACGTGCATCTGTATCTGAATTGGATGGTACAACACATATTGTGTATCCGGACGAGGTTCGTATGCGTAATTTGAGTTATTCAAGCAGTATATTTGTAGATATACGTTTGAAGACGTTATCGAACCAAAGCGAACAAGAGTTTGATAAATGTTTTATGGGACGAATGCCTATGATGGTTGGTTCAAAGTATTGCAATACACAAATTGCACCAAATGATAAGGAATGCAAGATGGATCCTGGAGGATACTTCATTATAAATGGTAATGAAAAAGTGTTAATTAGTCAGGAGAAAATGAATAATAATAGGGTGTATGTATTTCATAAAAATACTGCAAAATACACAACATCTGCAGAGTTACGGTCATTGTCAGAGGGAGATACGAAAAGTACGAGCACAATTGTGATGAATATCACCGTGGCCAACGCTGATTTGGAGCAATATCTTCGTATAAATATACCATTTATGAAATGTGAGTTATGCATTTTTGTTGTATTGGAAATTCTCGGTTGCACAGATTTCAGTACAACAATTGATAATTTTGATAACGAACAATTCAAATATGCACTTTTTTCATCACTACAAGAATATAAATTAATAAAAGACAGACATAATATATTTGATTATGTAAACAAAAAACTTATCAACCCGTGTAAAAATGATGAAGTCGAGTTGTATGTTCGGGGATTATTTGACAAACAATTTCTACCTCATATTGGCTATGACGATTCAGATGATACGAAAGGAAAGAAATCTAGTTTGTTTGGATATATGATTGACCAACTTATACAGACGGATTTAAAATGGAGAAACCAGGACGACCGCGATCATTATAAAAATAAACGCATTGATTCTGCAGGCTTTCTGATGGCAGGGTTGTTTCGTCAGTTGATGAAGAAAATGTTAAAGGACATGAAAACAACAATGGCAAAGTCGACAGACACAAATATTGTAAATATATCGAGTTTGATGAAGACAAAGTTTATAACGAATGGTTTCAAGTATTCTCTTGCGACGGGTAATTGGGGGTCTGGTAATAATACAATGAATATGAGAACAGGTGTATCACAAGTGCTCAATCGTCATTCATATTTGAGTACACTTTCTCATTTACGGAGAATCAATTCTCCAATTGGAAAAGATGGTAAATTAACAACACCCCGGCATTTACACGGTAGCCATGCGTTTAGGATTTGTCCTTGTGAGACTCCAGAGGGACAAGCCTGTGGGTTGGTAAAGAATCTCGCAATATCAAGTCACATATCGATCGGTCAGTCTTCTACAGCAATTCGAGACTTTATTGTAAACATGGATGTTATATCACCCCATGGAACTGAACGTATATTTGTGAATGGGTATATAATGGGTAAATGCGTTGATGCGTCTACAGTTGTATCGATCTTAAGACGAATGAAACGCTGTTGTGATTTGAGTCAAGAAACTGGAATTGTATATGATGAGAAAAATAAAGAAATTCGTATACATACAGATCCGGGAAGGTGTATGCGACCTCTTTTTTTGGTTATTAACAGAGAACTTGTTTATAATAAGACGAAACATGGTAAATTCAAATGGGAACAGCTGATTTCTAATGGAATCGTTGAGTTCATTGATCCTGATGAAGAAGAAGAAGCCCTTATTGCAATGACAGTTGAAAAATTGCACGAACACGATTACACACATTGTGAGATACATCCAAGTTTGTTATTGGGAGTATGTGCGTCTATAATTCCGTTCCCAGACCACAATCAATCACCTCGCAACTGTTATCAATCTGCAATGGGGAAACAGGCGATTGGAATGCCAATGACAAATCATAATGACCGTATTGATAGTTATTCGCATGTATTGTGGTATCCACAGAAACCACTTGTACAAACTAAAATGACAGAAAATATAGGTTATAATGCATTACCATCTGGGGAAAACGCTATTGTTGCTATCGCGTGTTATACTGGGTATAACCAGGAGGATTCAGTTATTATGAACAAATCTTCTGTTGATAGAGGATTGTTTAGGTCGTATTTTTATAGAACATACAAAGACGAGCAGAAACAAAGTGGAAATTTCGCTAAAGAGCAATTCGAATGTCCTGATAAACAAGCAACGGTTGCAATGAAATTCGGAGATTATTCAAACCTTGACATTGATGGTTTAGTTTCACCCGGAACAGTGCTAAAAGACGAAGCGATAATCATTGGTAAAACGCTTGGTCTACAAACTCCATCGGCACTTGGACATACAAAAAAAGATATTAGTATTCCAATAAAAAATAACGAGGACGGTGTTGTGGATAAGGTCGTAATAACGACAAACGAACAAGGACTTATTTTAACGAAAGCACAAATGCGTTCGATGCGAGTACCGGAGGTTGGTGATAAATTCTCGAGTCGTCACGCACAGAAAGGAACCGTTGGTATGATGTATAATCAAGAAGATATGCCGTTTACGAGCGAAGGCATATCACCTGACATTATTGTAAATCCACACGCTATGCCAAGTCGTATGACAATTGCACAGCTGATTGAATGTATAATGGGAAAAGTATGCTCAATTAAGGGTACCTACGGAGACGCGACACCGTTCAATCAATTAGACCCTGATGATATTGCATCAGAACTGGGAATGCTTGGATTTCAAAAATATGGTTTTGAAACAATGTACAATGGGATGACGGGTGAAAAGATAGAGGCAAAGATATTCATTGGACCGACTTATTATCAGCGTTTGAAGCACATGGTGAATGATAAAATTCATTCACGAGCGAGAGGACCTATACAAATATTGACCCGTCAGCCAGTAGAAGGGCGAAGTAGAGATGGTGGGTTACGCTTTGGTGAAATGGAAAGGGACTGTGTCATCAGTCATGGAGCTTCTGCTTTTCTAAAGGAGAGATTATTTGATCATTCGGATGCATACGAACTACCAGTGTGTAAGACTTGTGGAATGATGGCTGTGATTGACCAAAAAACGGGTGTACACAGTTGTAATGTATGTAAAAATGACAAAAATGTGGTAAATACTCAAATACCATATGCATGTAAGCTTTTATTTCAGGAATTGATGTCGATGTCCGTTATACCAAAGATAATTATATAAATATAAAAATACCATTCATGATATTTGGACCATACCTGTAAAAGGAATAATCTCGACGTGCCTATGTATGCATGGCTACCAATACATTCTGACCCACCAGAAAAAAATACCATTGTTAACCTTGAAAACTTTGAATCTATATGGTCAACATCATTATGGGGTAAAGGGATTCTTTCAAAATATCACAACAATGTCATTCATATTCCACATTCTATCGATTCGCTTTATTTTGACGGCGTTTTGTCTAATGAATCTCGTCGTAGTGAAATTCGAAAAAGTATGGGGATATTAGAAGAAGCGTATGTTTTTTTGATGGTTGCTCGAAAAACATTCAGGGTTCTGTAGGTTACACACGCACGAATGTTATTATCAACTGGCCACATGCACTTGATACTTACCAAACAGAGTGTAAAGTATCCGATTTAAAACATGGATATGCTGATTTGAATATGTATAATATGACTGATTTCAAAACATGCGTATTAGTTCCTGAGCTTTTAACAGATGCGATTTTACAAGTATCCAATGAGTACTACATGACGTCCACACATATAAAGAGCTTTGACAATATTACTTTGATTGTACGCGATAAAAATAAATCATACGGTTTAGGGTTTATTGCCGATCAAAACGTATTTGTAACGTTTGACTACCCGATACTATATATAAACACCATTGATAACGTAAATATGTATAAAGTAACTCTACCAACTTTTAATGGTATTATACAAAAGGAAAATATGCTCATTCATGGTTCGTTTGTGTATATACCAGTTTATAATATGAAACACATCGCTTGGATTTACGATATCGAAAAGAAAACACAACAACTTATTGAGTTGGTAACCCCATTACACGCAACGTGTTTTATTAAATATTCTGATGGTTTTTACATTTATGGTTCAACTGACAACAAACTTATAGTTAAGAAAATCACATATCATGACCTTTCTCTTCCAAACCAATAAAATTCAGCGACATCGCCTTGTGTGCATTTTCCATTCGTTCGAACGGTCCCCATAGTTCAATAACATGCGTATCTTTGCGCCACCATACGTATTTCAACTTGTGTTCAGATGTAAATGTTTTAAAATGTTCACCGTTGATTCCCATCACATTTTCGATGTCTGCTACCCTGACGTGTTTGACGTTCACGTGGGAATAGTGAGAATTCTGAGTAACGTAAACCATGATATTTATAATATGGTGGTAATTCTTTAGGTTATTTAATATATATTTACGACTGAGAATGTCCTGTCTTCAAAAGTTATACTTCCACGATATGACTCAACAACTATAGTGACTTCCGACGATGAGGGTGGTATGATCGTATGCAGCGAGATGATACCCCCTTTTCTTTCATCTGTGAGTACATCAATACATCTCTTGGAATAGCGTATACCGTTAGATTCAATATAAAGATTGTATTTAGAGATTTTATCAGTTGATATGAATATGGAAGCGTTGGGAAGGTCTGGAAATCCAGTGACTGCTCCTGCGTTTGTACCTATATCACCGTATACGAACGTTGTTGCACTTGTATTCGATACTGCTCCAGCAGTAGCAAACACCGCAAAAGCACTTACCGAATTAATTTCCGTTTGATATGTTGACACATCTGTAGGGATAGAAATATTAGAATTTGTGAGTGCAACTGCACCTGCCATAGATAACAATCTTCCATTAAGTTTTCCCCCTGACCCCATAGATGCAGCAGCAGCTGCAATGCAGGTTCCTGGAAATACATGTTCACCTGTGTGTGCGAGAGCCAATGCAGCTCCCGATGTTGTTATCCAGAATATATTAGCGGAGACAACACCACCTTGAAGTGTAACGCGTGTGCTTGCATTTGTAGAAAATGCCCCATCAAATCGAAAAACAAAAACATCTGTTGATGATCCATTTAAAGTCAACACGGATGCAACCCCAGCACCGGATACCCAATACACACCAGCTGAAAGTGTTATATTGTTCAAAGGGGTTGCAAGCTGTTGTGTTATTGGTAATACTATAAGCATGTTATATAATTCAAATAAATCATCTTTTACTCGGCGTGTGACAAATTCAGGGCGAGTTATGTATTGCGAATTAAAATGTACAACATGCGCACACGAATCATCGATTTCAGATATAGTTTCTATATTTTGTGTTAAACCCGATGTGACTTCTATTGGCGTATTCTCGTCCCTTAGTCTATAAAATGGTGATTTTGCTTTATCAATTTTCAAAGCCAAACCATCTTCTAAAGCGATTTTGGTTGCAAATGGTGTAATGCCATCTACGTCAAAATCACCTGTTATATGCACCTTAGTTGTAATGTTTTTACCTATAATAATCGTTTCACCGGATGGTATTATCAGAAGATTTCCAAGGTTGGATACTTTATAATCACAAGACATATTACTATATATGAGATAAGCATTTAAGTCTTTAATATCTTGCTCAAAACCATAAATATTACAAACGACATCATAAACATCGCTATTATATCTTCACGCTTTTCATCAAAAGTCATGCATTTATATAGGTTCTTTTTATCCAAACAACTTTTTGATTTTACATTTATATTTTTTGTTTGTTTAATCATCACAGCCTCGTTGTTATAAACGTCATCCGCATCTTCGTAAGTCATTGTTGTATATACATTTTTTATTTAAGATTTTAATATTGGATTAATACCACTATTTTTAACTGTATTATATCCAGAGTAAAAAAGAAATTTCTTATCGTTGTCAGACACATTAAAATTTATAGCTGAAATAGTTCCTGTCGGTATTTCGATTCGAATACCATTCAGGTCAACAGGAGTTTGTATGTTAAATAATAATGTTTCTACCATTGCTGATGTAAACGATAAAACATTATTGATACGGGACGTATCTGATATACTAACAAGGTCAAGAATTATTGGGGTAGTATCCTCAAAAGCGTCGATAGGTATATTTCGCAAACATCCACCATCTACATAATATTTATTATCATATTTTACCGGTGCGAAAAAATAAGGTATACACGCACTTATTTGTACTGCTTTCGCAACTTCCATAGAAGGGGTTAAAATATAATCGAACCAGACAAGTTTTCTATCTGATACACAGGTTCCAGTTAATTTAAGGTGTACACCTGTTTTTATAAATAAATCTTTGAAAGTTATTCTAGATATTCCAAATTTTCCTTCAAGTATTTTATTTAAATACGATTCAATGTAAGTTCCTTTATGATAACCGTAATTTTTGTACAATCGGAACATATCTCTGAAACAACCTATTGAAGAATCTTTTATTTTCTTAAAAGGTGTTGCAAACATGATTTGTTTTAATTCTTCTGAACTAAACCTTGACGCGACTAAGGCTGCAACAAGAGCGCCAGAGCTTGTTCCGGAAACATGCATAATACTTTCAAAAATACCAAATTCTGAAAGACATGCAATGGCACCTGTATGGGCAATTCCTTGAACCCCTCCACCTTCGAGTATTAAAGAATATTTCATTTATTTTATTATAGAATATAAAGCCATGAGTTTTGCCAATAAAGGAGAACCCTCGAAAATGGTTATGGGTGGAATCATGTTTTTATACACCCTTATCGCTGCTACAATATCCGCTCAAGGATTTATCAAAGTAATTCAAGATAAATGTTCAGATACCAAAGGAACTAAATTATATTTTTTATTGTCTATTATATTTCTTTCTTTTAACATATGTATGCGAGCAGTTGCACATAGTTTGATTAACTTTCCTAATATATCGCGATTTTACGTTTTTCCTACTATAGGTTTTAACCTTGTACTACTTCTTTTGCTTGGTCTTTTTCATGGGGTTGGTGATTACAAGGCATGTGATGAATCATCTATTGCTGGACTTAATAAATTTAATCAAGTGGAATTAAAAACAAATCCTGTGACTGATATCGGAAACTTCAAAATACGTTTGAAAAAACTAAAAGAAGATACAAGCAACTATAAACAAGATGAATTATTTAAAGAAGAGCACGTGATAGAGTGGAAGTATATATCAGAATTTTGGAACAACACCCATATCAATGAACCCAACACACCTGATAAAGGATTAACATTAAGTCAACTTTTAACTAAGCTTTCTGATATACGTAGTGATAATAAGGAAGGCGAACATGAAATATTTATGACAAATTACAAAGAACAATTTGAAAAAAACTGGTTGAAAACTGAAATTCAAGATTGGAACACTGAAAACAAAACGGAATTCGAGTTATTAACAACACTGAGAACACTTTGTGTAAAGTTTGAAATAGATATAAAAGACATGGAAGCTAACGAAAAAGCAGAAAAAATGAAGGAAAATGAACAATGTTCAGCCGGCAATATAGCGTTGAATGACGAAAAAATTTCAGAATTTTCAAAATATCCGTTGGAGAATATAATGAAGTCATTTAGAAAACTGACTGAAGATTATGATGATTTAAAAATTGTATATTCTAAGAACCGTTTGGAGAACTCTATGCGTGAAACAAAAACCGATAATTTTAACGTTGCATCTATAGTTATAAAATCATTGGCGTACATGTTTGTCGTGCAGCCATCTATAGAAATCATCCACATATCATATACTTTAATAGATATGATGAGACAATATGATTCTGGTTCGTGGGTCATGTTCCTAAAAGTATTCATGGTTTTAATGGCAGTTTTATTTGGAGTCGCTGCGTTTGCACCGAGTAAAGTATTTGACGTTGATGAATTGGTTAATAATATTGGGAACCTCGGTAAAAAGGGGATAAAAGAGTCCAAAAAGGTAACAGCAGACGCTGCAGATGCCATTACCGAAGAAGTTAAATCGTCATAAGGGGACCTTAAGGACAATATAACTATTTAAAAATATATATTGTTATTATATCATAACATGATGCAACTGTTCGGTAAGAAAGCTTGCGAGAACTGCAAAGTCGTTAAGGGAGTATTGGAAACCCAGGGAACAAACTTTACCTACAATGAAGTGGAAAATTTATTCAAAGCTGAAAAAATTCTAACCAACATGGGATTAAATGTCGATATCGAATGCATAACGGTATTTCCATTTGCGGTCGATAAAGGTAAAGTATATGCATACGATGAAATTGTAAATAATCTTCTTGAGCCGATACTGTTTCCACGAGACGACCGATACACATTATTTCCAATTCGTTATCAGAACGTATATGAAATTTTGAAAAAGTCACGAGCGTCGTTCTGGAATCCCGAAGAAATTGATTTTTCGAAAGATTATGAAGATTGGATTTCACTCGACGAAAATACAAAAACATTTTTGAAACATGTACTGGGTTTTTTCGCGAGTGCCGACGGAATAGTGCTTGAAAATCTTGCATCGCGATTTACGAGAGAAATAAAGATTCCGGAAGCATTACACTGTTATGCAGTACAAGAAGCAATGGAGGCTATTCACAGTGAGACATATAGTTTATTGATTGAAACGTATGTTAAGGATCCTAAGGAGAAATCTCAATTGTTTAACGGAGTGAAGGAAATCCAGTCCATCAAACAAAAAAGCGAGTGGGTAAAGGAATGGTTGTTGGGTAAACAAACATTCGCCGAACGATTGATTGCGTTTGCATGTGTTGAAGGAATCATGTTTTCTGGAAGTTTTTGTGCTATATTCTGGATGAAAAAACAAGGTAAAATGCCAGGATTATCTTTTGCAAATGAACTCATTTCACGAGATGAGGCATTACATACAGAACATGCAGTTTGTTTGTTTCATCACCTTAGGTTCAAACCATCTGAGGAAAGTGTACACAACATAATCAAAGGTGCGGTTGCACAGGAGAAAACGTTTATTATCGAGAGTTTAAAGTCGAGACTCATCGGAATGAATGATGTATTGATGGGCACGTATATCGAGTTTGTCGCTGACAGGTTACTTATCCAGCTCGGATACAATAAGGTGTACAATTCGAAGAATCCATTCGATTGGATGGAAAATATAAGTCTGAACGGTAAGACCAATTTCTTTGAGAAACGTGTCGGTGAATATGCCAAAAGTGGTGTGATGACAGGAAATGAACATGTGTTTGAGTTTGACAATGATTTCTAAAGGAGTTTATTTTTTTTGATACCTGTTTTTTTTACAGTTACTGATATAGAATTTTTTTTCCTAAGTATTTTATTAGGGTCGGATGTCGGTGATTCTTGATCATCATGTTTAGGATTATATTTTTTTTTATGCACCTCCCAAAACTTTTTAGCTCCTACTCGGAATGAACCAACAGGATAGATTTTAGCTTTATACCAAAAGACAACATCTTCTATCTTGTTGCTTTTACTAGTATTATCTAATACCAGACATTCATAATTTTCGGTACAACTATTTAGCACTTGCGCAAAGGTTTCAAAATTTGGGAAAATACCAAAAAAATGTTTATATATTTTTTCTCTGTTTTGGATAATGTTTTCTCTTAAAATGAATACATAATCAACATTCGCCCTCAAATCAGGACTTAAGTCCATGCAGTACTGCATGGTTAACATGAAGAATATATTCCAGTGACGGCCGTTCATGAATATCGCCCGGGTACATTTGTCTCGTACAAGGCGTTTATCATACATACAATCATCAAGAAGAACAAAAGCATTCGAGTTTTCAGTTTTCTTTTTGCAGAGGCCTTTTTGACGTAATATGACTTTATCCAAAACCTCCGACTTATACTCATTATATATGAAAAAATCGGGTATGAATTGTTGATAGTAACTGTTTCCTTCTTCAGTTCCAGACATAACAATACCGACAGGTAACTTTTGTTTATGATAAAGAATATCTGTGACAAGGGTTGTTTTTCCGGTTCCACGTTTTCCAATAAAAACGAGTACACGATTATCACCTATTGAAGATGGATCAAATTTCTTTAAACTAAGATCCATCTGCTAATATATGTGTACATTTAATTCGTTCGTTTCAGGCGCACGTGATTTTTTTTCTTTGTGTATAGTACTTACAAAATGGGAGGAGGACTTATGCAACTCGTTGCCTATGGTGCCCAAGACGTATATCTTACTGGAGACCCAGAAATCACATTCTTCAAGGCCATTTACCGCCGCCACACTAATTTTGCCATTGAATCGATTGCACAAGTTTTTAACGGAACCACTGGTTTCGGACGGAAAGCAACTGTTACCATAAGTCGCAACGGTGACCTTGTCACAAACACTTTTCTTGAGGTTAAACTTCCTGCACTTCAAGCAGGCTGGAAATGGAATAACAACATCGGTCATAATATAATTGAAGAGGTTGAGCTCGAAATTGGTGGACAACGCATTGACCGACATTATGGAGAATGGCTTGACATCTGGTCTGAACTTACGATGTCCGAAGAGAAGAAAGGTATGTTCGATGCCGAAATGATCGGTCGTTATGCTGGTTCCACATCTACTAATGGCAACGCACGCACTCTTTATATCCCACTCCAATTCTTCTTTAACCGCAATCAAGGTCTTGCACTTCCTCTGATTGCACTGCAATACCACGAAGTGAAAATTAACTTTACCTTTGCACCTCTTGCTGAACTCACTACTCCTGATACCGCTATCGGTGTCGTCGCCACTACTTCGCCCGTTGTTGCAAATGACCCGTCGATGTCCTGCTACATCGACTATGTCTACCTCGACACTGAGGAACGTAAGCGATTTGCTCAATCTCAGCACGAGCTTCTTATTGAACAACTTCAATTCACAGGAGATGAAACTCCCCAGGTGAATGGCTCCTATCGTCTCAATTTTAACCACCCTGTCAAGGAACTTGTATGGGTTGTGAGTCAGCCCAAATCTGGAAACCGATTCAATTACGGTGAACTCACCGACCCTCGGGTGGAACCTGTGAAGGATGCAAACCTTCAACTCAATGGTCACGACCGTTTCGACAAGCGTGAAGGTTCCTATTTCCGTCTGGTACAACCTTTCCAACATCATACCCGTATTCCTCAAAAGAATATCTACGTGTACTCCTTCGCTGTCAAGCCCGAGGAGCACCAACCTTCTGGAACGTGTAACTTCTCTCGTATCGATAACGCAACCCTCAAGCTAACCCTCAATTACACAAATGATGCCAAGACTGGTTTCAACAATGATGACAAGGTTAAAATCTACGCAACTTCCGTTAACGTACTACGGATCCTAAGTGGTATGGGCGGGCTTGCTTATAGCAACTAGATGCTGTTTATTTAACATTATCACTATAAATTCAAAAAATAATACTCCTGAACGGGTTGACTACCATTATAAATACATTTAAAGAAATGTGTGTTTATAAGTGTACGAACCCAATGAACACTATCATATCAATTCCCGCATTGCCTCATGTTGCGTTTATGCAAGTTCAAACCGACAAGTATACAATTATTGACGCTAATATCGTCGAACGCGTATCGAAATATAAATGGTATTTGCATGCGGCAACCGGTTACGTTACACACTCGTACAACAAATCATCCGGTGATATTCCAGTTGCAAACAATCAAACACATATGTATCTACACCAATTCATAATGCAGACTATCATGAATATTGAACCAAAAGAAGGATATTCTGTCGATCATATTAATTGGAAAAAGATTGATAACAGGTGTGCAAATCTGCGTCACGTGACACAGAGCGTTCAAAACATGAATCGAGAAACACGAAATTGTGCGAATCGAACGTATCCACCAGAAGAACTTAACATTCTTGGTGTGTATGATTACCCTAAACATGTGCGTTACGATAAGTCACAGATGAGGTTTATCATCGAAAAGCACCCTCAATTGGTCAAGGAAGGGAAGAAACAAATTTCAGGGACAAGAAAAGGAAGCATAACCAACAGGTACCATGATATTATGATTAAGGGTATTGCACTTGACGAAGAATTTTCTATAGAACAATCTGACATCAGTCACCTCTTTATGGAATCGTTTAATACATTTACAGGCATTGTCAAACTTTTCCATGTGCACATGGAGTCTTCATTTTTCGATGAAACCTTACCAAGGATACAACCAACGTTTCAAGGACATCTTCAAATTATCAGTAATCAGATAAACGTAAGAACTGAATATACTAACATAAAACACGACGAATCGAATACTGGCATTGTATACAACGGGAATGTAGTATGTGAAGATGAATCTATGACACTCACGCGAGATATGATACCTAAATATGTGAACTTCACGAAGGAAACTGCAAAAATCGGATGTCGATTTACATATGGTCGACGTGTCGATGGAAAGAATGTGTCTAAGCAGATAAGCGCATCATCTAAATCAGTCACTCTAAAAGTAAAATTTGATGAGATGATTGAAAACTTTTCAAAAATTGTTGTCTGATACCTTTCTTTTTATCATTTCCTAAAATCACGTTTAGGTATTTTATTATACTATAAAATAATGGATCCTCCAGTTATGTTACCGATTTTTGTAGCGCCTCCAATATGCAAAATGTTATGTTGTCGTCGAAAAATAATTAAACCTAAAGAAAGGAAACCGGATTTATAAAAATGTCAGTCGTGTCAGATAACATGTCAGAGTGCAGTACTGCATCATCGTGTAGTGTCGCATCGAATCATGTGGTTGAGAAGTATATGAATATGTGTAAGAATCGCGAAATCAAAAACCGTCATAATGTACGTTTGTGTGATTATCAAAGGAAGATATCACACAAAACGATTGAAAAACATGAATTGGACTCGAGGAACCTGAAAACTCAAATGTTTTATGTATTGATTCGGTATTATTTACTTGTTTTGTATTTTATTCTTTCAGTTTCGCAACATCATCTTGATATTCCAGTTATTGATGTATTGAACGCGAAATTCAGAGGAATTGTAATGCCATTTGTGACGGACATGAGGTTAGCTGTACACACATTCATTAATACCTAAAGAGCATCAATGAATATATATATATAGATTATAAATACAAATACCATGTATTGCAGGGCGATAACAAAAAAAGGCACTCCGTGTATACACACAACGAAAAACAAATATTGTTGGTCACACACTCGCAAATACGAGAGTTGTCCAATATGTATGGATGATATGCAAACGTCTTCTCGACTTACATGTGGTCATATATTTTGTATCAGCTGTTTGTCACAATGTGATTCTACATGTCCATTGTGTCGCAGGGAAACGAATGTTTCAATTCCTTTGGAAACACATACATGTAAGTCGTTGTTACTGTATATGATGAAAGATTTCGAGACTGAATGTAGTGAGTCCATAAGGGCTAAACGAATGCATGGGATATTTGACTTTTTCATATCTTCGCATGTATACTTTTCGCATGATAGGGTTTTATTAGATTCTGTCCAAACCCGTTTATACTATTTTAAAAAATTGGGTTTTGATATGGACGAACATATACGCCGAGTATCGTCTATTTGTCAGCGTTTATAGTTACTTTGGGTGCATGACTTTCCACTTGAGCGAGCATGCTTTACTGATGGCGGCAAACTTCTCTTTTCCGTTAAAACTACTGTATTCATCGGAGTTTTTGAGAAGTTCGTATTCTTGTTTAATAAATAAAGCATAGGCACTTGGAACTCGTTTCTTTTTCGTTTCAGGCTTTGCAGATTCAAGAGTATCAATACGTGCGCTAAGAGCAGACACCATAGATGTTAGTTCCGAGATAGACATTATAATAATAAATATAAATTATCTTTAAATGGTTACATCGAATTTAAAATATCTTCTTTAAAAAGTGTATCATAAGCATTTTGTTTCGTAATTATCTGATTTGATTCTTTGTTGTGAATTCGTTTATACGTATATACACTGGCAATCGAAACACCTCCACTTAAAAGAAATAACATCATGTCGGTCATATTATCTTATGACAATAATAAACAAATAACATAACGCATTAATATGATACCTTAAGAAATGAAGATGTCGTGAATATGAAAATCTAAAATGTTACAATCTGAGAAATTAAACATGTATTTGGATAGCATTATAGCGGAAGCAGCGATATGTGCAAAACACGAGAAGGCGAATGAGATAAGCATTAAACATTTCAAACTTGCGTTGCGATTAATTAAGTAGTTATTTCGATTGATATAACATTATTTCTGTACAAATACGATTTTTAGTGTATCTATCATCTTCAAATACAGAATTGAGAATGTTTTCAGTTAGCAATGTGTTGTAAGAACAACCATAATGTTTTTTCATATGCATACGTATAAAACGAGCAAGGTCGTTCTTTTTCGATGATGTATATATATTATCAACAATATCATGAATGCTCGTTTGTGAAAGGTTTTCTAGGGAATGTTCTTTCAAATAATTTTCATAGTGATATTTTGCAAATGCAAAAGAAAGTTGTTGTATTGTATGAACATATTCGTTCTTCATATACTTTTAACTATTTTATTTTTTATGTACAAGTGCGCAGATAATTAAAGAAATGAATTGTATGTAAAATGTAATATGCTCATGTTCAACTTTATATGTTTAATATGTTGGTTGCCCATGTTAAGATTTTCTCATATAAACATTGTAAGACGTATTTTCTTTTATCTGATTGAATCAAACGGTGCAATGGCAATCAAAATGACCCAGTGGTATGGTTCACTGCATCGTAATTCATTTGTAGTGAACCGAGTATACGACGATATTCTTGAACATTCATATAGCTACACGTGTAAAACATTTCAGAAATCTATGAAAATACCCTTGCATGAACGATATACAATTAATAAATCCCCAATAGCATCTGGGAGCATTGGTCAAGTATATAGAGGAATAGAAAAACTGACAGGGAGAGAGATAGTTATTAAAGTTCGTCACCCAAATATAGGTACGGAAGCATCGGTCTATGTGCGAATCATAACGTGTTTCATTTCTTGGATGACGTGTGTATACACGGGACATTCAATAAAAAGTATACTTGATGTTGATGCGTTCTTTAAAAGTTATATGGAACAAATTGATATGGGACACGAAGCACAAAATCTAAAACGTCTGAGCGAAGATTTTAAAGACAGTTCAATGGTAATAATACCAGAGCCCATCGAATGGTCTGATGATATTTTGGTAATGACATATCACACGGGTAAATCATACGACGATATCAAAGATGACCTATGCCTTTATCGCAAGGTTACCCTCATGCTATATATTATTATACGAGTAATGACGATGACAAATGGATTTTTACATTGTGACCTCCATAAAGGTAATTGGAGATATAATGCAGAATCAGATGCCATCATATTATATGACGCAGGACATACTGCTCATATCGATAACGAGCGAATGCAACTTATTTTAAAGAAAATGTATGACGGTGGTACGATTCTTGAATGTTTGAAAGATTACATAAATTACGGTACTGATGACAAAATAAACAATTTTGATTTAGATGAATGGTTTGTAAATAATAAACATTTCGTCGAAATTGGTATGGGCAATGTTCAACCACGGAACGTTATGAGGGGAATGATAAAATTTTCAGAGGACAACAAAGTGTCAATTAATCATGGCGTATTGTCTATTTTATTAGCGAATATTTCGCTTGAAACTGACCTTTCGGAACACGGTTTTGTATCACATCCTGATGCCATGAATGACATTCTTAAAGAGGAATTATCTATGTGTTTGCAGCATAATTCATTTCAGCAACATCAAGAGTTTTTAAAGAGTGTAATATGCAACAAAGATACATTCACGATGTCTACTTTGGATGTAAGTTTATTTTATGATATAAAAGAAAGAACTATTGAATAATTATGCCACCTATAACTGATACGAGGACGACATTAGAAGCGAAACATAGATCAAAGTTGAACGACATAATATCGAAAGATAACATCAAACAAAAGATGGTTGAAGTGGAAGAATTAAAAAAAAGAATAAAAGAAACATCAGATTGGAGTGAAAGATGTAAACTTGATGCACAAATAGAGCACATTACACAATTGATATCATACGAACCTGATAGTGTAGAATATATGTTGTCAGTTGCGCCAATTATTCAAAGATATACGGACGATTCTAAACCAGATAATGAACAATTGAAGGAAAAGATAAATAATTTTATACATAAAAGTACCAATCACGACAAGGGTAAAATGTATGATGAGTTTATGAACATAACTGAAAATGTACCTATGGTAAACGAGTCACAATGTACGTACACATGTACGACGTGTAATGTGCCTCGTACTATGTCACTTGCAGAAGCAACAATGATTTGTCCAAAATGTGGACATGCGGAGATTAATTTTGAGATGGGAACACAAAATATGAGTTATGATCAGGAAATTAATTCGGATGTTAATATATGTTTTGCATATAAACGTATCAATCATTTTAACGAATGGATAGCTCAATTTCAAGCGAAGGAATCAACTCATGTGCCACAAGAGATACTCGACAATCTACGTTATGAATTTAAAAAGGCTCGTATCACAAATATGTCTGAAATAACACAAAAACGTGTAAAAGAATTATTAAAAAAATTACGTTACAACAAGTTTTACGAACACGTTCCTCAGATTACAAACATGTTAAGCGGTGTAACACCACCCACGATGCCAGCACGATTAGAAGAGATTTTAAGAAATATGTTTAGGGATATACAAGAACCATTTGAGAAGTATAAACCAAAAGGTCGTTCGAATTTTTTATCATATGGGTATTGTTTGTATAAATTTTGTGAATTGCTTGGTCATGATGAATTCCTTGATAATTTTCCTCTTTTGAAAAGTAGAGAAAAGCTATATCAGCAAGACTGTATATTCAAAAATATATGTAAAGATTTACATTGGGAATTCATTGCAACAGTTTAAAAGAATAAGTCGCATGGTAATTAATGATTGAAGATCATCTTGACGCGGACACAATTACTGTTCCTGGACAACAATACGCTCTCATATCAATTGTAAGCGAGCAGAGTAATCAGAAACACCCTAAATGTGGAGTAAAAATCCGTGGTGTTTTTAATTCTAAGGAAGACGCACAACATCATGCCAAAAAACTACAAAAGATCGATAAAACATTTGATGTTTTTCTTGTAGAGATGTATAAATGGTTGCTCGTTCCTCCTGATATCGAAAATATTGAGGATCGTACGTTTTCGGACGAGAGGTTGAACACTATTGTAAAAGAATTTAAGGATGAGCAAGTCAGAGCACAAGAAGTTTTTGAGAGTCGGAAAGAGGACCTAGTCAATGGAAAGGTAGACCCAATGGATGGTATCAACGAGGATCCAAAATAATGCACATGAAGTTGTCGATATGTATAATGAATTAATAAAATCACTTGATATTTAATTTATGATAACTTAATAATTTAAAACAATAACATCATATCTTTAATAAGGATGGAGACAGAAAATATTAAACGTATAGCAGAGGAGGAATATATAATAATGAATCTTGATTCAAGTCAAATGCAATTTGATGGTCAATACTGGAATGTTTTAAATTCCAAAAATACTATTGGATTCGATGAACCAATACCTTATGTTACGAGTATAGAGTTAATAGAATCATATGTTCCAAATACTTTTTATACTATTGAATCGTATAACAACTCTTTTACTTTCGGCACTTGCATGGAATCATATGTAATCAATAGGTTCAATGATAATGAAATTATAACAGGGGTAACCGTATATACATTGAACGATGGATTAAAAGAAATTCCAAATATCAGTGACACTGTAATAAGAGAAGTTGCAAATATGTCAATAAATACGAGGGAGTACACTAAACTTCTTTCTAAGCAATTATCAACCAACTTATATTCAACCTTTGACCAAGTTACATATAACATAATACACACTCACGCTGCAATTTATGAAAACGAACAGATTGTTGGATATACAGTGACATTCTTTGTTAACGATACATGTGAATACGTCTTAAACGATTTTGAATTATTTCAAGAATGTAAACGTCGATTAGTTATTAGGAATAATTTAGGGATGGTAGTAAAAAACGAGACGATGTCGTTGTATAAGAGTAGCATTTCGTTGAGTATATGTAGTATAAATGATTACGACGGAGACAAACGATTTGATTTGTATACTGATTCTATTGATGATTTACCAACTAATATAAGAATCGATGTTTATACAGATCAAAGTATTATATTGCAATCTATGAATTATAATGAAAAGGAATTCATAAACACAATACAGAAAGCATTACATCTTCACATTGCGCATATTTTTTTTAAATATCAAAATTTCATAAATCAAATTATGCCATTCCTACAATTTATAGACCTGCATTTGAATATAGAATTGAACGAAAATAAAAGAAAAATAAATTTTCTTTCGAAGCACGACCATAAGTTTTTTATTGATTTTACAGATAGAAGTTCAATACACAAAATTGCTGGGTACAAACAACAAATGTATTTTTCTCACTCGTCTGATATAATTGATATGTTTTCGTTAGTTGCGGATAATATAACTACATCCATAAGTGCGAATGAAATACGTTCAATTGTCGATAAAAAAGAAAGTGTCATTGCTGAGAGTACATATGCAATATTTCAGATATTCAAATCTATATATTTTGCAGAAAAATCGAGGAATATAAAGGGAGTGGTTAATTTACAGGATAATTCAATCATAAATTGTAATGTAATATCGACTAATATTAAATATATAAACGGGTATTCTTTTGATGATAATAAGCATGTGACACAAATTGTAGAAGATAGCAATATTACATCATTCGGTATTTTTTTGAATAAAACATCGGATTTAATATTCCCTACAAAAAAGTCGTTTTTCAATATGTTAGTTGATAAAGTTGATTCCTCTGATAATGAGATAATTCCAAATATAAGAATAATTGATTTTGATCCCGTTAACAACAAGTTTGACTCACTATTAAATGACAAAACTTTTATTGAAAATATAGAATATACAATCAAAGCCCAGGTAATAGAAGGTGATTATATATATGATTTTTCAGGGGAACGTTATATCGATTTAGTGTGTGTTGAGATACAAAACGAATTGAAAAGATATAATGCTGGTTATAATAAATTATATCGGTATTATTTCGATGATATATCTGAACTTTATGTAAAATCATCTAAGGGTAATTTAAGTGATATAGTAGCGCGACAACCGAGAAATTTTGGACCAATCACCAAATTATCAAATATAACGCTGGAGTTTAGACGGTCTGACGGAAATATTTATGATTTCAAATCGATTCCTTTTTATCTTACACTCATTATAAAATATCTGAAACCAAAATTACATACACAATCGGTTTAAGGATAATAGATGTAGCATAAGTATATGAGTCTTAATTATTTCAAAGACGAAACGATTAAGGTTTGTTTTCAGAAGGGTTGGGAAAATGTTTCAATTCCGCTGTTATGGATGCTTTTCGTCGAGGAAGTTGGTGAGCTTGCAAGTGCTATTAGACGTACAACTAATAACTTTACTGATAAAAAGAAAATTTACATCGAAGGGGAAATAATGGATGTATTAAGTTATTTATTTCAAATCGCTGACCGGTTCAATATTGACCTTGATTCTGCATGGGAAGAACATAGACAAGTAAAGAATTACAATCGGGTATATCGCAACATCAAAGACGTTTCATCTTGAAAAATAGAATATATTTAATATTAAATGACAAGCGCAGACTCTTTTAAAACCATGTATAAAGAATTTTTGAACGAGATCATCAAGGAGTTTCCCGATAATGATTGTGCAAAAAATGAAAAACTTGCTACTTTTACATATTCTGGTGACCATATTAAACGATTTATGAAACGGCTTAATACACCAAAGGATCATGGTGAACTGATAACCGGAAAATCTGATTTACTGTTTTCATCTGAATGTCAATTGATTATTGATTTAGGACTTAATAAATGTTGGGATACCTCGAGCGATGAAGCTAAAGCATCCATATGGCAATATTTGGGTACGTTAAACATGTTATCTTCAACAATATCCACTATACCAGCTAATATGCTCAAAAGTATTGAATCATTAGCTTCCAAATTGACAAGTCAAATACAAGGCTCAAATTCAAATGATATAGATATGCAGGCATTAATGAAGGGTGTACAAAATATGATGAGCGAATTTTCAGGTCAACCGCAGAAGAAGAAGTCAACACGACGAAAAAAATAGTCGAAGTTAATAATGTTGGTCGCTGCGTGTACTGGAATAGGGATGGGCATTGCATCTGCACTCGCGATGCAAAAAATTGGAAAAAAAAATATGGTCAATGGATTCAAAGTAAATAAACCTAACGATACAAAATCTGCTAAACGATTACAGATGTTGTCTCATATGACAGTAGAACTCTTAAAAATCATTAAACTGAAACATATGCAACATAAAGGATGTAAAATGTTAATTAAACGATTTGATTGTCCAAAAGACATATGTAGAATACAAGAACGGTCTGGTGTCAATAGACATGAAGTAGGTTATACTGTTAACAAAGGTGAATCCATCGGTTTATGTTTAAAACACGATGGCGAAGAAACAAACAATAATACAATGAAATTTGTTTATCTGCACGAATTAGCGCATGTGATGTCATCAAAATATGGTCATGGTGATGAATTTTGGAATAATTTTGCATACTTATTGAAAATTGCAGTGAAAGCAAACCTATATAAATACGAAGATTTCAATAACACAAAAGGCAACTATTGTGGTAAATCAATAGAATACACACCATACATAAAATAAAAACGATAGTAATGGTAGTACTATGGATAGACAATCCTGAGGTTTTGTTCCATAAATATAATTTATGGCCGCGCAAGGATGATTCATATGAAGAATGTATGAACAGTGTTTCCCGGTTCATTATTATTTGTTGTACATACATTGCACTTAAAAGAAAACGAACAACATTTGTTATAGCCGGTTTGTTATTTGCAACCATCCTAACGCTTTATAGCAAACGACTGGTTCGCAAAACCCCTAAGTTGAAAGAGGATATTAAAGACGAAATTTTGAATGACGAAGACGAAATTCGTTATTCTGATAATTTCGCTCATACAGTGTATGGTCAAATAAATCACAATAAAAAAATATATAATGGAGAGTAATGTACAAACAGACAAGGGGTATAAACGATGAATCGTATATGAATAATCAGACAGTGGTTCAATCAAGACCCATGCGATACATGACAGAAACAATACAAACGGACTCCCTTTTGCGACACGCACATCCAGAAAGTATTGATGAAAGTAGTAATCTTCGCATGTATCCAACACGATTGAATACGATACAACGTGATAATTGTGAATTGTATGGTACAGCACCTTTTAGAATGGCACGGTTACCATCTGAGATAGATATTGAATCATCATTACAGTTTTCTACACAGCCAAGGACAATGGAAAATGGAAAATTGGTAACAGAGAAGACATTTCAATTTGTAGATGATATACAAATCGATACATTTATTAATATAGTTGACAATGATATACGCTCGCGGTCTACACGTGTAGACCAACGAAATCAAACATCTCAAAACATGAATTGCAGAAAATAACTTCGTCTTTAAAATATTCGATAAGTAATAATGAATACATCATTACGGCCTGATTCGATTACATCACAACAACCGAAAAAGCAAGGTACGCATGTAACCACTAACCTTTTTCGGTTATCTAATACCACAGTAGACATCGAGTCACAACTTAAAGGTCTTGGTCAACGATTAAACAAACTGCCGGTTGCCGCACCGATGCCGGACCTGTCAAACAGTGCCTCGTCTGCTAATCGAGATACAATGTACCCGGAAGGTTTAGAAACACGTACGAGACGTGCGTGTAACGTTCTATCTGCTGTGAAAATAGATCGTTTTGAATATCCTTTATTAGACCATCAAAAGTATTCAATATACAATGAGTCGCAACGTGGGGGATTTCATACACGTAATAATGAAAAGGACGATTACAAATCTAAATGTAATATATGATATAATAAGTAAATGGATATAATTGCATTGGGTGTATTGACATTAGCGGGATACGAAATGACTAAGCAAACAAAAAAGAAGATCAACAAGGCTCCTAAAATTATTGAGACAAAAGAAGAAGAACCTTCATTTTTAGATGGAAGTCAGACACATTTAAACCAAAAACAATTTTATAGTGGATCACAAGCTCCTGGTGTGAACATGAGTTCGGGTAAGATAAATATATTTACTGGAAGCAACTTAATGGAACATGGCAATCGTAATTGTCGTCCAGAACCTACATCAATGTTCAATCCTCAAAGCGGTAATACCCATATACACGGTGCACCGAACGTCGATACATCTGAAAGATATACTGCTTCAAATAAAATGCATAATGTTCTACCGTTTGAACAAAAACGTGTAGGTCCTGGTATGAATGTAACATCGGATGTAACTGCAAAGGGAGGTTTCCATCAATATTTCCGGGTGCTTCCACAGAACGTTGGGGAGTACAAAAAGAATAACTTCAACCAACGCATGATTCCAGGGAAAATCGCAGTTTCCAAAAGAGCCGATACACCTGATGTTGAAGCGCCTAAATATGATTCATATTATGAGTATGAAGACAGGACACCACTGCAAACCAAATCGGACTTTACAGCATCTACTGTTCGTTCAAACATTCAATGTAAACCAATATGCGCAGCAGTGCAACCAGAATGTTATTTTGGACAAGCCCAGAGTACAACGACGTCCAATTCGACATCAAAAGATACACGGGTTCACGACGCGACTACACAAGGTTTCGGTGGAAATGTATCAATGCCGATGCGAGCACCAACGCATGCAATTTCAGGCTATATTGTAAACGAATCGGATCGAGAGTTATGTTCTGATAATACAAGAAATGCTGCATCTCAATTGGAAGGGACGTATGTATGGGATGCTGATAATAAACTCGATCCTAACAATAGAAGTTCCACGTATACAAATGAAGTTGGACAAGCACATGGAAATACATACACAACATATGCTAAAGCATCCACCGATACCGCTCGCATGACCGCTCGCGAAGGTTCAACATCCAATTATGAAGGTGTAGCACACGGTTATGAGCGTAAAACTGAAACACGGGATTATAATGTAAATAACACACAAAGAGAATCGACATCACATAACTACACTGCACCGTCTAAACATTATTCTTCTGGTGCGACAGTTCAAACAGTTCCCGAGCAATATACAATGAAAGAAGAATCTTTGGTTGGGTACTCACCAGGCCCGCAGGGTATAAGTATTCCTTTAGATTCGTCGGTATTTTGTATGGAGACAAAAAATGACATGACGAGTGAAACACGTGTAAACGTGTCTAAAATGATGAGTTCTAACAACATAAGTAACGCACAACAATTAGGAAGAATGGAACATGCAATGAAAATTCCAGTTGAAAATAATCGAAATACTGACGATTTCCTCAGTGTTGCAAATATCGTACTACAGGATAATCCGTTTGCAATGAGATTAAATTAAATATAATATCATAATGAAAAAAGTTTTCGACATTAATGCAAGCAGACTTAGATACGAACTCTCTTCGATGGGAATGGAATCTGATGGGAGTCGAAGTGATTTGATAAACCGATTACAGCAAGCAGGTGTCAATCACATTGATACGAATAGATGTGTACCACCTGAATTATATAATCACCATGACACACAAAGTGTATACATTGGTTCAAAAAAACAAACTTTGAAATCTGGTGTTCTGAGTATTTCAAATAATACGCATACACTTATTGATGGTAACTTTAATACACAAACTGTAAATATAAATAATTGTTTGAGAATTCACGAAACTTTAGAATTGTCATGCGATACAAAGGGAGAAGAAGGGGATTTACGGATGCGAGCGGGTGTACTGTATATGTTTAGGACAACCGGTGTCAAACCAGGATGGTACACAATATCATTTGGACGTATGATGATTTTCTAAGTTATGATAATATGATAATTTCATTAATAATTGCCTTCATCATAACATTCATATTGATTCTACAAATTACGTTACCTGCCTATACTATACATTTAGATGCAGAAGCAGTACTAAATAAAGTTCCAACGATAATGTATAAAATAAGAAAAATACGTAATAGCGTTTGGGACACTACCAGTATAAGGGAATCAGATTTACTTAAAGAGACTTTAGCAATTTTGGATGAAAAAAATAATGTAGAAATTGGTAGAGACGATGGTGTTATTGAAAGTTCGAACCCAGAGAATGATACCATTCATAGTGCATCAGTTATTGTTACACCGTCATACGTGTGGGGAGGAAAGAAAAGTGAAACACCCGGAAATATAATTGGTATTCGTGTGTTTTCAGCTTTTATATTAATTATTTCGTGTTTTACAATTGGTTTAACATTGTTTCATGACGATTCGAGAGATATTGAGTATTGGCAATTTTATTCATATTCAATTATAAGTCTGTTTACAACGATTTGCATTGGATTACTCGGTGACTTAAAACCAACTCACGGTGTTCGTGAAGTTAAAGATAATACCAGTTCACCTTCATTTATATGCATGTGTATCAACATATTTATATGTGCCTTTGGTTTAATTGCTAACTCCTATAATGAATTTTGAACATCGTATTCAAGAGCATGCATAAATACTGAACGAATAATGCTTTCACCTTTGGTTAATTCTGCATTTTTTATACATTTTAGTAACATAACAATCGTTAACAATGGGGTTGTACAATTCAAAAGTTCTTTCATTGCACATTGTAATAAGGATGCGATATGTAAATCCCTGTTTTGCAAGTACAATTCACGTGTTATACGGAAACCATTAAATAATAAACGAAATCCTTTTTGTTTTGTAGTTCTTTCGTCTGATTGAAGCATGATGCCAAGAGGTGTGATATATAAATCAGGTGCCAAGTCTAAGAACAAAAATAGTAGTTGCACATCATCTGGAACATCATCATCATAAAGATATTCACATGTCATATCACCTAATTTTTTTAATTTGGGTACATGAGTCATGTTATAAAGTGTATCATATTCAATTGAATCAGTCGATTGAAGTATTCCAGATGCACTATCGATAACCCACGGATTAATAGTATTTTTTGTTTTCATGAGCATTTCAATACTTTTGGTCTTGGCACTGTAACGTCTTTTATTTTGCCACCAATGTGTTAATTCATCCATGGGAATATCTGCAATAGCTTCCAATGTTACTGGGTCGTGTGTGTTATATGTTGCTATATCATTGATAGCATCACATAATATTTGCTTATTTTTACATAAATGAAAAGAAATACCAAAGTGTATTGCAACTTGATTCAATATTTCTTTTCGTTTTAATCTATATGGATTTTTTGATTGTATGTATTTGTCAACACAATTCATAAAAATAATACTATTGAAATCTTTACATTATATTCATATATTGTATGGGTCGAGAAACTTATACTTTTCTTGTCAATAATATTGAAATACTTTTTAATAACAGGAATTCTATTATAAAGCTGAAGAACAAATCACTTTTACCAAAAAGTATAACAAATATATATAAGTCGAAACACTATAAAATATATGATCATGGTGTCATATGCCATGACATGGTTTATGACTTAATGTTTGAATACTCTATCACGAATCAGCCAAAGGTTTTTGATTGGAAGATGTATTATGCGGTATATCATTTAAATATAGAGACAAAGTTTGAGAGCGAATCACATATGTCAGAAGAGGAGAAAACTATAATTTATTTCATAAAATATGGTTTTTGGTATCGTATGTTTATTCCCAACATAGACATACATATGGTGAAGGAATACAGAGCTTCATATGATGATTTGCATCAGATGTCTGTAATTGATGCAAGAACACATATGATAGAAAATAAAAGACCGATTACATTCTCTCGATGGATATATTTAGCTTCAAACTTCAATAACCTTAATAATATACGTCACGATCAATTATCTGATCACTATATAACAAACGGCAAACATACAGGTTTATCTTCAGTATGTTTTGATCATAATCGTTTTATGTGCGATTATCCATTGAGTATACGTTTAATTTTAAATAAAAACTATGATTTTAGTTTACTCACAAAACCACGTGTAGCTCAATTTTATGTTGAACATAAAAATACGATTACGAAGTATAAATCGTCTGTTGTATTTTTGGAAACAGATTTCGTACGGGAATTCGTAAATGACCGTCGCGTAAATTACGACAATGACATGTCTGTCAACAATGCGTACATTTATTTTGTTAAGGGATATGCCGAAAACAGTGATATACGGCAATATATAAATAGGGTATACAAACTAAAACGTTTCTTTAAAATGCAATGTCGCGAGGCGCTCGCACAGGTTCCTTTTGGAATAATGAGATATTTGCTTGAGTTTAAGTTATACATGTGAGTATTATAATATTCATATTATATAAAGATGTCAAACTTTAGCGGTCCTCCAAGAAGCGAAATGGTAAAACTTACAGAAATGATTTCACAAAACGTCAAAAACAATAAGTTAAATTTTAGAAAAGGTCAAGGAAGAGTGTATAAAAATATGTCATTCGGACAAAATATGGTCAATAATAGAAATACTGTGAGTACTCGAACAGGATTTAAACTTGGTATCAAGTACGAACCAATGTATATTCAGGTACACGATCCAAACAAACATGTATATGTGATGTACTTTAGACTTATCCCGCAAGTTCAAAAAATAAAGAATCACCAAACAAAGCGTTTACAATTATAATTATTGTATACCCGGACGATATTCAAGAACGTCCTTACCCCTGGAAGTTGTTGATACACCCAATGGCATTAACTCACGTGGTTTCGAAATATAGTCGATATACTTGGCTTGAGAAACTGCGTTACCCATGACCATTGGCGTGACAGTATTGAATACATGGGCGTTAAGGTCTTTTATACCAGTGTTAAGAGGTTGACCAAGAACGATCATTCGATAGTTTTGAAACATGAAAATCATAATGTTTAAGAGCTCATCGTCAGACTGTCTAGAAATGGTTATTCCTGTTTGTGTCTTGACAGTTCGAACAACTTCGTTTTGTAAATAATTAACATTAGCATCCGAGAAATATTTTGTTAAAAAAGGGTTTACCTCTATTCTCAGTATATTCAAAGCTTTCGTAAGATGCCTCATTATATAATACAAATATATTTACAACCTAAAGAAATCGTCTATACACATTACAATAAAACCTTCAATGGCGTACGACCATCTTTTCTGCATGTTTGATAAACCAGAAGTAATCGAGGAATCTAATATTTTTGCGTGTAAAGCATGTAAACGCATGACACTTGACGACGATATTCGAAATGGGGTTGTAGTTTGTACATCATGTGGAATGGTGAATGAAAACACTCTGATAGATGAAAGTGCAGAATGGAATTTTGGTGGCGAGGAGGCAATGTTTAGTAAAGATCCATCCCGATGTGGTGGTCCGGTGAATGCTTTACTATCCAAAAGTAGTATGAGTACAATGATAAGCACTGCTCGGTCAAAGGGGAATAACTTTACAATGGTACGCATTCACCAGCAACAATCTATGGATTATGTTGAACGCAGTCTGTACCATGTATTTGAAAATATATTCAAGATGGGTAACGATGTTGGGAATTTGTCGAGTACAATAATTGAACAAGCAAAAACATATTACAAAGAAATATCAGAAAAACGCCTTTCTCGGGGTTCTATAAGAAAGGGATTAATTGCTTGTTGTTTGTTTTTCGCGTGTAAGAAACACAATGTCCCGCGTAGTATAAAAGAGATATCTCAAATATGCAACATACGTGTATCTACCCTGAACAAAACAACCAAAATATTTGTTGAACTGATGGGCAACGAAACAAAAAATGTTAATGGCTTCCACGAAGGTATAAATGTTGAGAATCTTATATCTCGGTTTTGTAATGTCTTTGATTTTGAATCGAAACAACAACATTGTATTTTGAGAGATGTTCGAAAAGTCCACGAATACGTAACAAAGCATAATATTTTATGTGACAAAACTCCGACAAGTTTGGCATCAGGTATGATTTACTATGTTCTTGTGATGAGGGGATATGCAATAGATAAAAAGTTTATTTCTGAAAAACATAAAATTTCAATAGTAACATTGAATAAAATGCAAACTGTTTTGAACAATTCTGATGTTAATAGTATATTTACATGAAAAGAGATGTAAGCATACCACTATGAAACGAATATACGTTATAACATAGCGCATATGTTGATACATATTTTTTTGTATATATATCATCAAGTAAAGTACTGGTTTTAATTCGTATATAATCATTTTCAACGAAATTTATTTGCCCACTCGGATGTCCTGATTTAGGTTCCAAACTTGAACAGAATGAATATACGTTTCGCATATGTGCATAATTTCTGTAAAACGGCATCACTATTTCTAACTCCAATGGGTTAAATATTCGGTCGTTAATTCTAATTTCTGTTGTTGGAAGATAAGTGAAAGGAACTGATTCATTGTTTATATCGAAACAAACTGCCATAAACAGTAATT